TTGTTTGCTTGTATCATTTATCTATCCTCCTTATGCTAAATTCCATCCTTTATCAGTAGCTACCTTGATTTGAGCTTTTGATAACTTTGCAAGATTGGTTGCACCAATGGTGAGTGTGTGTGCACTTCCAGTATCATCAAGATTGGATATGATTTCCACAAGTGCAGCTGCATTAAACTGAGTAGAAGCTGAAATATCAAAACTAACTCTCCAGTGCTTAATTCCACTCAAATCAGCAAGCTTAGTACAACCTGCAAATCCAAGTGATATATTACTGAGGTTTGATGCATCACAATCTCCAGTGATTGAAATCAGATTACTAGCTCCGTTTGCAAAATTATATCCATTTCCAAGAAGTTTGCAGTTTTGGAATGCAATAGAACTAATTGAATTTCCATAGAAAGCAGCTTGTGCAGTATTCATTGTTAAGTTCTTAATAACTACTGTTGTAATAGTTGAGTGATATGCAAACAGCAAACATTCAGCTTCAGCTCCATTGAAATCAAATGTTAATTTGCTAGGAGATGTTGCAGAGGTTCCAGCAATATATCCTTTCAAGTTCTTTGCTCCAGAATATTCAGATATCACTGTATCTGTTCCAGTGATATCAAATTTCTTGCTAGCATGTTTATATGCTGTTCCATATTTAGCATAATAATCAAAGAAGTTGAGCTCCTTATCTGTAATCGTTACGTTTCCTTCGGGACTCACCAGTTTCCCTTCCGTGGTCTTCAGAAACTTCCCATCCGCTGTTTTATAGCATTTCATGCCTTGTTTCCCTCCATTTCGTTTATCTTCGCACGTGCCTCTTTCCGCTTCTTCAGCACGTCAGCATATTCTTCCCTTGCCGTCTCGTATTCTGCTTCGTCCTCGAGTTTCAGTTCATTGAGCTTCGAGATAACATAATCGGTATTCAAGAGATACCCCTTCAGTTCGGCGATTTGGTTCGCCTTCTCGTGTTCGAGGAATTCCTCGCTTTCATAATCAGCCAGAACGAGTTTTCCCTTCTTCACTGCCCAATGCTTGCCAAGCTCGACTGAGTACGTCTTCTCGGCTTCATCGTCTTCGACATCGATGTAGGCTTCTTTCTCCTGTATGTCGGTCGGATACCGATTGCAGAGGAAACCGTCCTTCTTCCGATAGTAGATTCTCGTCATTTCCTTTCCCCCTAATAATACTTGACCGCAATCCACGAGACAGTGACCGATTTCGAAGCAGTGTTCGAGGAAGTGTCAACGAGTCTCCTCACCCAAATCTTGAAGCCTGTGTTCGACACGCTTTCCGCAGTGGCAGTCACCGAAGTAACCCACGTGCTTCCTGTGACCGCAAGCGCTATCCGCCATGTTCCGCTTCCTTTGCTTCCGCCATGGAAAGTGACCGAAGCAGAGGCGTCATTGTTGACGGCTGTTTCCAGAGTGATAGATACTTCCCCAGCCTCCATGTTCGTTACTTGGTAGTTCGCCGAACTGAACTGGATGCCGAGAGGAGCATTTTGGAGATTCAGTCGGTCGGTAAGTGATAATGAAGACATTGTTCCTGTCGAAGGCAGTGAAGTAGGAATGGTTGCATTTCCCTCTCCGAGAATCGAGACACCGTTCACGGTCTTTATGTTCACACCAGACTTGAGGGTGTCCTGCTTCAGTGCCAATTTGGCAAGGATCCTTGCCCACAATGTTTCGAGACCGTCTTTGTCTAAATATCTACCCATTTCCGACAGTTGCCTCGATTAAATACATATCGCATTGATCTCCGCTTCGCTGATTGAAGAGAGGTTCGAAGTGAGGACATATCTTGCAGAGCAATAATCTTTAACTGCTTTTCCAGAAACAGGATTATTCGTTCCGTCAGGTTCGGACTGACTGACTACTACAGAGCTTATTACCAATTCCTCAGTCTCTATTTTTTCTGTTTGCAGTTCCTCCGAAGGAATGGCATCAATAGAATTTGTGACATAATCCGCAACGGCACCAATGGCAGGAAGCTTATTGTTTCCTCCGGTTTCAATGTCTTTTGCGGTTTTAGCAACATCATAATAGGCAGCGTTGTTCAGACCCTTGACGATTACTTTAGTGGTGCTGTCGCCCCCTATTGTTGTGAAGGTAGTCTCGCCATTGCTTGCACCCGGTTCAATGCCATTTATGGCATGGTCAATGCTATCTTCAATAGGCCTGATATATCCATCGATAAATCCCTTAACAGCTCGCCCTGTCGGAAGTGCACCATCCTCAAGGTCTTCTCCATCGGAATAATTCATCGTTGATGCTGTTCCGAGAGTGTTCTTTAAAGCATTAAAATCACTGTTGGTGACATATCCACTCAGATCAGGAGAATCAGCATCCAGTTCGAGGAAATCATAATAGAAGGATGTGACTTTTCCAGAAGAGTCTTTCTCAGTCTTGAGACCTGCATACCACCAATCCTTGATGTTCTTCGTTGTTGTATAGATGATGTCCCCGACATCAAGGGAATCAAGTTCGACAGATTTGCCACTCAAATCAATGATCATTGATTTGACAATCTGATTCGTTACCTTGGTGATTTTAAGTTCTTTTGTGCTACTGGTTTTGGCAACGTTGAAAGTCCCGTTTTCGTACCCGGTCACGCTTTCTGTTTCGATTGCATATGCAGAGGTCTTCCCTTCTGCAAGGCTCTTTACCTCCTCGATAGCAGAATAGATACCCGCTGACGTGACTGGATTGGAAGATCCTGATTTCGGCCTAGAATCAAATGTCAAGGCGTCCTGTTTTCCGTTCCATTTGCCCGCAGAAGCGATATATGCGTCTTCAATGGCTTTTCCATGCCATGTGCCTGTGGTGATTGTTCCGACAGTAACGATCTTTGCATTCCCCACAAAATTAGTTTGGAAATTCGCTATTGCATTATTTGCTGCATTATCAGCATAATTCATCAAATCATAGGCGAGACCACTGGTGACATTTCCATTTGAATCAACCGTCTTGATTCTCGCCCACACTATTTTCAAGCCATCATAATCCAGATATTTTGCCATATTATTTTCCTTTCTCCGCTTCCGTTAAAGCAGAATTGATATCTAATTCGTCAAGTCCCGCTAATCCCAGATCCTTGAATGTCCTGTTACCAACAAGCTCGATATTCTCGATAGAGGGCTTATTGGTCAGATTGTTGTAATTCAGATTAGCAGTTCCACCGACCACCGAATCAATTCGGTTGCTCAGATTCGATAGCTTTGACTCGACCGAACTTGAGCTGCTCGACAAGGCCCTCTTGATTGCTCCAGAAGCCGTGTTATCCGCATATCCGAATACTGCCTTTACTACATCCAACTGATTGCTGTAGGTAAACTGTCGGGGCGTAGAGCGGATGATTTCGCCATTGTGGCAGATCCGAGTGATTGGTCTTGATCGGAATTTCTCCGAACTATATATTCTTTCGGAAAAACTGAATGAGATTTCATGCGAATTCGAATTGTTCTTCAATTCGTTTGCCGCTTCTTCAAGGAAGCTGTCTTCATCAAAATCCTCATCAGAATAATATTTGTTCTCTACTTTCAAAGGCAATTTTACTTTCTGAAGGACTGAATTATCGAGTCGCGCGAGAGGTCCTTCGACAGTTCCGTCTTTGGCATAAATGTAGTAATAATAATCGGTATGCAGTCCGTTTTCTTCGCTAGGATTATAGGCAATGACATTCGTGAAGTCGGAACCGCCAAGGTTCAGATTCAGATTCGTAAAGAAAGCCTGATCGATATTTATGGCAGTCTCATTTCCGGTAATGCCGAATTCAAACCTAAAATGGATACTTAGATTTGCAATGATAACAGGTTTTGCAATGATTCCCTTGTTATACACAGCCTTAATCAAATCCCACGGAGATACATCCTGATTCTGACCATCATAGAGAGAACTGCTATCAAGTAATTTCTTTACAGAAGAATCATAGAGTGCATCCGACATCCAAGGTGGGGAGCATTTGCTGTTCTTTATAGCCTTCATCATGTTTTCGAGATCATTGCCCAAAGAAGTCGGCGTCCAGTTCTGATTTATCTGATTGTCGAAAATCGAATAATAATCTTTCGCATTAATCGAAACAGACCTGTTCGTTTCCTTTATCGAAGAAACAAATCCTAAATACCCACAGTCATCGAAGAAGCATTTCGGCAAATTGACTGGCGAGATATAGAGGAGATCTCCTAAAGCGATTCTTCCCATCCACCTATCATCTTTATTTATCGTAAAAGCAGAAGCATATGAAGAAGTGAAATCAACGCCAAAAGTGAAGGAAGAGCAAAGAAGGGATGCTTTGATTGAGCCGGTCTTTCCGTCATAGACTGCGATTATTAAGACCATATTTTATCCCTCCATATAATATTTAGTGACTCCTACAACAATGTCTCCTATATCGGAAGAGGCTCCGGTCTTTACCCAGAGATGCGTCTTCCTTGTAATCGGCACAAGGATTTTGTAAACCGGATTCATATACTGCAATCCGTCTCCCTTGATTTGCTGCTCAAGAATAATCGGCAAAGACCCTGCCTTTGATTTTCTCACAAGTATTGCACCTTCACCAGGAACGACTTTGACTCCATAATCATAATTCGAATCAGGAATCGGGCAATTATTTATTGCCATGACTGTGTCGACATCATCGACATTCGATGTTTCGCTTGTTCCAAAATAGACTACCGTTCCACTCGTGTTGAAATAAACCGATGGCGAAAGAAAGCTCTGATAATCACCGAAATCAAGACCACTCATATCTATTTCTGTAAAGACAAGAGGTAAGACCTTTGTCGGTTTTTTCACGGCTGTTTCTCCGGACCATGGATACAGCTGTCTGAATTTCAGCGTCACCGAGCAATCATATCTCCCGATGAGTTTTAGATTCGAATAGCCTTCCATATAGACTCGGCAGGCTCTACCGGTTGCCTGATTGACGATGCTTATTGCCTCATCAGCCTGTTGATGGATCATAATTCGATTGAGGATAGCCTTAAACAAGGCATAGCCGTCCTGGTCGCTCTTACCTTTGCAAATCAATGAGCCTGTCAGTTCCCTCGGTTTCTCGGTATCATATGTTGGAGAGAATATATATCCTCCCAACTGCGAATAAGTCATATTGAATGAGAAACCACTGTCTGTGAGTACCATAGGACTATTTCCATATGGGGAGCAGTCAATCATGTCATCACTGCCTAGTTTGATTTTCAAATTTTGCCTAAGCATATTGATTACCTCCTAAAGGATTTTAACGGCAAGCTGCTCATCGATTTCGTCAAGGGACATATGGTCGGCTGTAGTATTGATAGTCACATAATAGGTATTTCCGCCTCTAACATATTCATTCCCTCCAGTATCAGTATCTGCTGTCTGCCTGTTTGCAAAAGAAGGGATTTTGCTAGGACTTGTATAATTCGGATCGAGCTTGTCCATCAATTTATCGAACTCATCCCCATTGCCATCGAATATCTCTGAGATCTTGTTTCCAATCTTATCAATAAGTCCGAACAACTGATCAAGCTTGTCAATTATCCATTGGAGGAACGAGGCGAACGATGATTGCATGAAATCCTGAATCGGCTTCATAATTTTGCTGATTCCATTGAATATCGGCTGGAAGAACTGAAGGAGTTTTGATAAAGCATCAAACGTCCAGGATAGACTGTCTCCGAGGAATTTCGTTACCGATTCGAGAATCGGATAAAAGGATTTAAAACTTTCCACAATCGAATCCAATAGAGGCTTCAATGTCTCCCCCAGCTGACCAACGAAGCCCTTAACAGAGCTTCTCAGCTTCTCCGAATTCTTCCACATTAGTGCAACTGCTGCAGCTGCGGCCACGACTCCGGCAACAACCGGACCGATAGAAGAAGCCAAAACAGCAATGTTCTTTGCCGCAAAGAGCTTCACTAATTTTGAGCCGATTGCCAGAAGAGGCCCTAAAGCAACAGCCAATCCTGCTATCAAACCGAGCATGTTTTTTTGAACACTCGATAGATTGTTGAACCAGTTGACCAAATTTTGAACCGCAGGAATGATCTTCGATTCCATCACCGAAGCGATTTTCTCGAGAGCCTTGTTGATGGTCGGAAGCAAGGATGCAATGGCATTTAATCCTAGATTCTTGATTTTCTCCCTGAGGTTCTCGTTCTGGATGGCTAATTGAGCCGTTTCCTGTGAGACGACCTTTGCCTCACTTCCCCACTGCTCAAGAGATGAACTACCTGCCTGAATAATCGGATCCAATTTTGTTGCAAGTTCACTGCCGAAGATTGTAGCGGCATAGCCGGCCCGTTCTGCTTTGTCTTCGACTTTTCCCAAAGCATCAATGATGGTATTGAAGGCATCCGTAGTCGACAGCTTTGAGAAGGTCTTCATATCAATTCCGAGCTGTTTGAAGACCTTCGAATAATTCGAAGTCTTTCCAAGAGCAACATTGCCGAGAACCGTATTCACCTTCGAGATTGACTGAGTGAAGGTCTCGGAGCTTGCTCCGACCTGAGCAAATGCATATGCAAGCCTCTGGTACTCGTCTATTGCCATACCAGCTTTCGATGCCGACTGATTGATATCATTGATGGAAGATGCGGCCTTATTCACTCCGGCAAAGATAGCAGTGGCACTGGCAGTGATGACTGCCGATACTTTAGAGAGACCGGAAGCAAGCTTGTCGAAGGATTCGGAAGCTAATCTCTTCTGAGATGTTTCGACTTGCTTAAGCTGTGCCTCATATTTCTCGAGTTCCCCATTCATGGCCTGAAGGGTCTTCGTTTCGGCTTTCAGATTCGCCGAATACTTGGAGCCATCAGTGTCTTTGAGTTTTTGAAGTTGCTCGACAACAGCCTTCTGTTTCTCGATGTTTTTTCGAAGATTCTCGATGACTGTATTGAGAGATGCAGCTTTCTTCTTAAGATTGTCCATGGAAGAAGGATCGAACTTTAAGGCCTTATTGATTTTGGCAAGTTCTTTTTCCTCTTCGCTAAGTTCCTTCTTCGTCTTCTCGATGCCTGATTTAAGCTTGGTTGCATCAAGAGACAACTCTATAGTCAAACCCTTTACATTGTTTGCCATGGCAAGGTCTCCTTTAATAAAACGGCGGATACGGATCAAAATCTATCCATATCCGCCTGTGTTGCATTTCTAATAGTCGATTGCTCTTTCCCATCCTGTGGAGCCAAAGCGGATATCATTTCATTCAGTTCTTGGAAAGAAATTGATTCAGCATCTGCAATACTCAATCCTATTCTTCCTAGGAAGAGGATGACTCCACTTTCGATGGAAATCTTTTTCCGTGGCTCTTCTTCAGAGCCATCCGTCAGTTTTTTTCGGATTCTTCTTTCGGAAATGCCTCGTTGAGCATCTCTCCGACAGTGTCCATGATGCTTTGAAGCTCAGTCATGGAAATCGAGTCGGCAAATTCCTCAAGTGACATTCTGGAAGCAAGGGAAGGCGTCACCATTGCATAGAGGATTTTAAGAGAAGTGATTTCATCCGCCTGCTTTGCATCCTCGAGAAGCGATTTTCCGAAGATGTTTTTGTACCTAAGAAATACTCCGACAGAATTGCTCAGCGTGTATTTCTGGCCTCCGATTTCGACACGTTTCTGCATTTTTTAGGAAGCCTTCTTTGTCGGAAGAGTAAAAGTCCCTTCAAATAATGTGGCATAATTTGTAGAACCTTCGACCACTTTTTCTTTGACGAAATAATCGGAGCCAATTGGAACCGGAAGAGCGGTCAAAGTAATCGTCTCGTTTGCAAAAGAGACGTTATCAGTATTCGTGCTTCCATTCCCTTCGTCGTTGTCTTCGATAGAACACATGAAGAAGACATGTCTGACCTTCTTGGAATCGCCTTTGAACTCGACTCCAAGAGCAATCTTCTTAGTGATTGCACCGATAGGCTCGATCAGTTCTCCGCCATTTCCTTCGACCCATCCAAGGACATCCTTCTTGAAATCATCAGACAGTCTTGAGACTTCTAAGGTGATTGAAATGCTAGTCGTGGAAGAAGTCGAATAGATGGCGATGTCATCCGCGTACTGGACTGCTTTCTGAGACTGTAGGTCGGTGGAAAGGCTGACAGCAAGAGGAAGAGATTTCCAAGCACCATATGTTGGAGTACCCGTCGAAGATACTTCAGAAATCACGGCATAGTGGAGACCGGATAGTCCGAAGCGGACCTTATTATCATCAGCAACTGTTGCCATATTTGTTCTCCTTATTTATTCTGGCCGGCAATAAGCTTTTTCAATTGTTCCTGCAGTTGCTGGCCATACTTCTCTGCAAGAGGAACAAGAAACGGATGAGGTGGAACGAAAGGAAGAGATTTAGGATTGCTTGGGTTAAACCAATGATTGACATGCCCGTTTTCGACAAGGTGGACAATCGAGTATTTGTGATGCTTTGTAGAAGCATGAACGACATAGGCGGTCTCGCCTTCCTTCTTCCTTTTGGAAACAAGGAACTCGTTTCTCAAATGGTATTGATCCTTGCCGTCCTTGAAGGCAGTCGTATTCGGAATGTCAGAACATAGGGCTTTGGCATTTTCCTCGACAATCTCGTTACCTTCTTTTACTAATTCATCGCTATATGAAGCAATGATCTCAGAAAGGTCGCTTGTGAGATTCAAAAGGTCTGTTCTTTCACTCATAACGACACCATCCTTGAAACATCATAGGTGATGATGAGTCTCTTTGTTTCCGAATCACGGCTTTCTTCCAAGTAACTGACCATAAAGTCCGTTCCCTGGAAGCTTTTCTCGAATTCATCCCTTAATTTCGATATCTTGGAAGACATCAGAGGGAGCGAAGTGACGATATATGTTGCGATGTGAGCATTGAATGCTCTGGGTAGATTGTCATCATATTTCATCGCACCGATTTTGGCTGTATCATAGACGATAATTGTTTTATATTTCGCAACATCTTTATTCGAATACTGGCTGAAGAAGAAGACGGAATCATTGCTCTTGATCAGTTCGACGGAAGCAGTATCACCATCGAGAAAGCCGACATTTTCGAGCACTCTTTTAAATTCGGAGATAAGTTGTCTTTCTACATCGGCGAATGTTTTACGCTCATCCATGAACCACACCCCACCGAATCTCATCAGGCTGTTCTGGAGTGACTTCCCGTGCTCTCAATCTCCACCTCGTTCTCTTCTTCTCGTCGTAGGTATCAATTCCGGTGATGGAATAGGTCCTGAGACCGAACAGGGGACGGGAGAATTCAACAAAGCAATCCGTATTGATGGAGCTCCGCGGATTTATTTCAAATTGACAGGTGCAGTCTTCTTTCTGTTCCTTCATCTTGACGACTTCAGAAGCAGACAAAGCTCTATAGGATGCTTTCAGATATCCCCCCTGCGGAATGATATAGTTCTTCCTCGTGAGCGTGTTTCCGTCTTCATCCTGATAATTTTCCAGGAAATAGACATATATCTTTCTGTCGAGCTTCATTGTTCATCCTCCATGAGTGTCCTTGCTTTATCCTGAAGAGACGCAAGTCCGAGATTGAGGTATTTGTTCCTGTTGTCATCCGAATCCATGTAATACAGCTGATAGACCTTCATCCTTGCGACCTGTTTCGCTTCGGAAACCATATCGGTTCCGTCCTTCGCGAAATCATAGCCGGTCAAGTGATAAATCCAATCGGATGCCCTCTGTGACAATTCGAGGGCATCGGATTCAGAGAAATCATCATCCATGTCAAGCGCGTCGATTACTTCATTTGCTGTCAGTATCGGCGTTGCTTTTCCTAGTTTTGCCATAGAGAGCCTCCTTTCTTTTAGCTATTACTTACTTGGTGTGACAGTGACCTTGGCCCAAGACTTGTATTCAATGACGTTGCCACCAACTCTGGCAACACCGCGGAATGCTGTCATGTTGTTCTTGAAGTCAACATCGCTGGAATAGTCAACTTTAAGGTCAGAATAAAGATTTAAGCGATAGCCTAAACCCTTACCGAAGAGCATCGTGTTGGCAGGAAGAGAAGAGCAGAGGATGTATCTTGCAGACATTCCACCATCGGAGATGATTCCGGTATTGGCGTTCTGAGGGTTTCTCTGGAAGGTGTAGACCTTCTTCTTATCGCTACCTCTGACCTTGCCGAATTCCTTCAACTGAGCCTTGGTGAGAACAAGAATCGAATCACCAGGGATTTCGTCGGCGCTTCCAGTAGCTCCCATAATAAGAGCAGTAAGAGCGTCTTCATCAATAGCGGTAAGAGTAACAGACTCGACCATGGAATTGGATTTAGAATCGACAGCGTTACTGATACCATAAAACTTAGTCGTATCGCCGTTGGCGATAAGGGCAGAAAGCTTTCTTCTCCAAGCCTGGATGAGCTTTCTGTGAACAAAGTCTTCAATATCGACATTCGGGTTTTCGAGTGCGCTATTATCGACTTCAGTAAGTACAGCCATTTCATAAACAGGGAGTTCAACGATGCCAAGTTCCGGATCAGAAGCAGCAATCGTAGTCCCTGGAGCATGGGCGGCGAATTCGGCACCAGAATCTTTGTCATACGTAGCCTTCTCGCTTGCCTGACCAGGCTTCTCAGCAATTTCAACGAAATCTACTAAGCTCGGAGCGACGTCTTTGATTCCGGTGACGCCATCAGCACCGGTCACAAACGGAGTATCAGACGAAAGGATTCCTCTGGCTTCGAATGTTAAGGTCTTTTCTCTTAAGGCCTTGAAGAAGGCCTCTCTTTTTTCAGCAATAGTCATGATTTTTTCTCCTTCCATAAATGGTTTTCCGGCTCGCACATTCTTTGCGAGTTCCTCATCATTCTTCTTGATCAGCTCGTCTTTTTGCGCTTCGAGCCTTCCTTTCTCTTCTTCAAGAGAAGCTCTCTCGGCAGTCAGCTTTTCGGTCTCGGATTTCCTTTCCGCAATCACTTTGTCATCATTGCAGTCCTTGATTTCGTCTGCGATGGCTTTCGCTCTGTTTGCGATTTCCATCTCACGTGCAATGATGACATTGAGGCGGTCATTTATCTGGCCGATTTTCTCTCTGTACTCGAACATGTATTGTTCAGTCTCCTTTCTTCTCTTCTATCGTCAATTTATTCAAATCCTCAAGCATTTTGGCTTTTTCTTCCTCTCGCTTGGCCAAGGCCACCGCCTCATCAGAGAGCTTCACCAAGTCCTCCGACCTGCTAGCTGAAATGGAAGTATTTCCATAGGCTGGGAATTCGACCGCTGAAACGTCGTACACATTGCCGATTTCCTCGACATGGTACGTCTTCGTATCTCTGTCATATGCCTGTCTCTTTATCGTGAACGCAAACGACATCCTATCGAGGAGGCCTTCACTGACGTCTTTGTAGAACTGGGCACATCTCGGATTGTCTTTCTTCAATTTGGCATCGATATAGACACCATCATCCTTGACAGTCAGAATGAGAGACTTGTTTCTTGTTCTTGCGACAGCGTAATTGCCATCTCCGTGATTTGCATTAAGAACTACATCGCTGTAATCGGCATTATCAAAACAGCCTCTGTCCATGACTTCGTTGATGTCGTAATCAAGGCCCGTAAAGCTCTTCGGATAAAGGACAGTCGGATCGTTGAAGGTGACGGCCTTTCCGGAGAGATGGTAATAGCCATCGTCTTCAGCCTCTTCCCTCTTCTCAATGTCCCATAATCCGAAACGGACCTCTCTATTGCTTTTCTTTTCCTTTGGCATCGTCTTTCCCTCCTTTGTTGTCATCGTCTTCCGTATCTTCGTTGCTTTCTTCTTCACCGGTACTCACTCGATCGATTCTCTCAATCATTTCGTTGTCTTCCTCATCGAGTGGAGGCATTCCGATCAGCTTTCTGATTTCATTAGGCGTGTATTTGCCAGAGTTGATGAGAATGTTGCCGGCCTTGATTCGATGGTCCTGAGAGGCAGTGAATAAATAAGTTGTGTCGAAGACAATCCTTCTCCCTCTGGATATCGCTCCCGGTCTCAGTAGCTTCAGTGAAAGCTCAAGACCGACTTCCATTGCAAACGGGTCGATTGTCACCTCGGCCCAATTATTGTAATCGTCATCAGAAGCAGTTCCGTTGACGATTTTCTCGCTTGTTCCAAAATAGGCATAGATGTTGTTCATGAACGGAAGAACCTGTTCGGTTCCTGTCCAACCTGCCGAAGAGTTGATTGGCGTTACAGTGTTCGCGGAATCGACATAGAGAGCTCCGTTTGAATCGACGGAAGAAATGATGTCGGACAGCTCTTTCTGTCTCTTCTTGATTTCCTCGGCATTCATCGGTCTTGCGGTCGTCGCAATGAATCGGATGACATTCGCAGACTTGATTGTCTTCTTAAGGCCAGTGAAGTTGTCATTGATAAGTTCGAGAGTGCTTTTCAAAGCGGAATTGACTGTCGAAAATGGATTCTCGGCTGTAGGACTTCTTACAAGAATGACAAGGTCATCCTCATCGGCATAAATGGTCTGACCATACAGATTGAATGAAAAAGTTAAACGTGTGGTTGCGCCCTTTCCGTTGCTGAGTATTTGAAAATTGTTTCTCGCAACGTCAATCACCCACAACGCAGTGACCGAATTGTCGTCCTTGATAGCTTTCAGGTCTCTTTGGATATAGATGACAGAGATGTTCTCTTCCATGTATCCGCGAGCGACCTGTTTCCAGAAATTGATGGCGTTCTGGGTCGGATTTGGCCTCATTGATATGAGCCTTTGTAAATTAGGCATATCGTTCACAGCTGTGTCTTTTTGCCTGATTTCCGGCGTTATTTTGGAAAAAACACGTGCAAACGTATCAATGCATGAACAGTAAATCGAGTTTGCTCTACCGTCCGCATCACCTGGATGACCGAACGGATTCATGGCAATAACAGAGCCGGAATTGCCGGACTTCTTCTTGCCGCCGATGAAAAGCGATGTAATCTTGCTCCAGAAGTTCACGTTCTCTTCCTCCCTGTTATCGACAAAATGATTTTAAGAATCCTCTTTCTCCGTTGCATCTTCTGCGCCAAAATCGATATATGAAGTCGGATTCTTCGTAAAGGCATAAAGGCAGTTCAGAATCGTCGCAAAGCCGTCAATCTTCATTGCCGGATCGTCATTTACCTTCTTTGGCATCATGTTGCCGTTCCGGTCCATGACGAGCTCAACGTTGCTCAGGCACCACTTCGTGACCGGATTCTTCAGATGCGTCAGCCTCTTTGTCTTCAACAGGCTTTCAAATTTCTGCATTGGGATTGAGAGGGACTGGAACCCTTGGCGAACAGGAACCTGGCAGCCTTCTCTCGAGTATCCGTATTGTTCAAGTTCCGTGGTCAGATAAGTCGCCGACCACGAGTCATAGCAAATAAAGTCATAATTGATTCCATATTCCTCGAACATGGAATAGACGTATTTTGCGACGTCGTGGTAGTCGATTTCCGAGTCTCCGGAAATCCGTACCAATCCTCTGTCAATCCAGGCATCAAACGGAACCTTTGCACGAACAGCCTGCTCCGAAGTGATGAAGTCTCTTGTGACCCAATACATAGTCAGACACACGATCTGCTTCTTCTCTTTGTCGAAGAGCATCGTCGTGAATGCAGTCATATCTCCTGTTTTGGAAAGGTCATATCCACCGATGGCGACGGAATTTCTGAACCTCTCCATGAACTGCTTCCTTTTCTCACTTCCCCATTCTCCGATTTCATCCTCGGAGTACATTCCGAAATCGGCGTTGATAATCTCGTCATAGGTCAGCCATGAGGATTTCGCGACATTGATGATGTTGAAGTCCTTCGTCTTGACCGAGATGGCAAAATTGACATCTACTTTTGCCCGATTCACGTTGTCCCGCAGTTTCGAACGGTCCTTGATGACGTCCAATCCAGGATTTGCCTTTATCCACTTCGTTTCGTCTAGCCACTCGTCCGGACTGTCGAGCTCATAGAGAAGAGGAAACAGTCTTTCGTCCTCCGCAACCTTCTCGATAACCTTGACAGCATAATCTCTTTCCGAATCGAAGAGAGCTCCTCTTACGAAACCAGCGGAACCAATGAGGGAAAGAAGAGGCTCCTTTCTCGCCGTCATTGACTGTTTGATGATGTCATATATTTGCCGCGGAAGTTCATGGATTTCATCGATGATTGCGCCACTGGCATTCAAGCCATCAAGGTTCTTCGGCTTGTTCGCAAGAACATAGAAACTGGATTTGATTTCCGAGTAATTCTTTTTCGTATAAATTTCCGGCTGAGGGAAGACCTTATGTCCGATGTATTCGCTCAGGTCCTCGCTTTGGTCGATGATACTCAGTGCTTCCTGCCATACACGCATTGCCTGATTTCTCGTCGTGGCGCATGAATAGAATTCCGCGCCGCTTTCCTGAAGAATCAGATAGTCCGCAAGAGGTGCGAGCTCGGTAGTCTTTCCGTTCTTTCTTCCTCTTTCGTCGAAGATTTCCTGAAACCGCCTCAATCCGGTCTCACGACTGACGATGGAGAATACCGCCTGCCATTTCGCTTTCTGGAAGAGCATGAACTTGATAGGCTGCCCTGCCCATTGCCCCTTGGACTGTTTGCAGAAATGCTCAACGAAGCGGATGTATTTGTATCCCTTCTTCGGAACATACTTCCATTTCGGATCCTTATCCTGAACAATCGGCTTGATATGATTGACGTACCATTCTCGAATCAGATGTCCTGTAAGGATTTTCCCACTTTCTATGTCCGCTATATACTCGCCGACATAATCCGGAGTCTTCCCCTTAGTCTTCGTCATCGTCCTTCCCTTCCATGAAGTCCTTCAGTGAATTCTCCTTCGGTTTCAAAGCCGAAGCGATACCCATCCTTGCCCTTCCGAGAGGCGTGATGCAAAGCTGTTCGGCAAGCTTAATAAGAACAAGGCTCTGATCATTCATCGATTTCCTGATTTTGTCCAGTGTTTTCAGGCTCTCGTAATTGCCTAGATTGGTATCCTTCATTGCTTTCCATTGCTTCTGATATGCCTTCCATATCGCTGTCGCTTCGCAGTACTGGCTGAGAACAGGGACATCTAAATCTGAAAGGATATTGACCTGCATTTTCCGGTAAAGACGAAGCAGACGTCTCCATTCCTTTTGGGCTTCCGGAGAAAGGGACTTTGGACATGTCAAATTGGCGGAAGCTTTGATGTTGCTCTCCGCCTTCTTCCTGTCTTCAGTTTCCTTAACATTCAGTTTGCTCTTTTTCGCATCGGTCATTTCCGCCGGTTTCGGTTTTCTGCCTTTCATTACCGCCCCCCTTAATTTCCCTGCCAAATAAATTGACTTCTCCGTTCTCGTCGAACGACACCTTTACCGGTTTCTTCGTATCCTGGAATCGGATTGCATCATGGCACTGCTCACACAAGAGCATCAAATTCGAAGGATCAACCGCAATCGGAAGCATCCAGTTCTCGTCCGTGACCGGCTCGATGTGATGCACATGCCCATGGTCTCCGACAAACTTTCCGCACATCTTGCAGCATCCGCCTGCGGAGGCTATCACCAGCTCCCGCGCCTTCTTCCACCTTGTCGACCGATAGAACCGGTCGACATCCTTTCCGAATTTGGATGGCATCAGAACCTCATGAACAAATATGGATAGAAGAGATGGAGATCCGTCGGAGCTGAAGACTTGAAAAAAATGCAGAAGACAAGACCGGCGATATATAGCAATGCGACAATAAATAGCAGCAACGACATCAGTTTTGCGAAGAATTTCATTTGATTTGCCTCTTTGAATAAAGCCCTGCTTTTTCCGTACCAAGGAAAGCAGGAGAACCTCTCTAGGAAAGGTGTACACAATGTTGGAATTTGATTAGCTATTCAGGGAGGCGAACGGAAACCGCAGAAGGAACCAATAACAGCGGTTCTGGTCTAACTTTTTAAGGAAAAACAACATTTACGAGCCGCTCGCCTCGATGATGATTCTAAATAGTGGTCAATAATTCCGCAAAAATTCAAATAAAACTTAATAAAAAAAGCCCGAGAAATCGGGCTTTTTTCCTATTATATGTGGTTGCGCACTAGTCACTCATTCTGGTTTTCTTAAGCAGCTCTACCGTCTCTTCATCTTCCAACAAATCGGCGATGGGGCAATGCAATACAATGCTGATTTTTGCAAGCTGTTTGATGGGAACCATGTCGATAGGCCTATGATTCACGGCATAGGAAGCAATGGTCTTGTAGTTTATCCCCGTCCTCTCTCCGAGCTCTTTGTAAGTAAAACCTTTTTTCTTCAAGAGAACTTTAAGTTTTGTCATTCTGCTATTTTCCTTTCCTGGATTTGAACCTGTTTCAAATTTTAGCATACGATGCCACGTCTGAAATAGAATCCTGGATTTTATTTCCTTGTATTTCCTTGAATCTTCTGAATCTGTGGAATTTTCCAAAAAACATCAGTTTTCCGCACTTGTTTTCCGGAAAAATCGGTTCGATATATTTTGAAAC